GATCTGGATGTACGGTTTTGACAGGTTCTCCGATGCCATCTGCCGGGCGGTGTCCGGGCTGTAGCCGGCTCGGATGGCAGCCTGCGTGCCGTTCAGGTCCACCAGGTATTCGTCGACGAAGCGCTGCTGGAGGTCGGTCAGGCCGAGCTGTGCGGGTTCAGCGGCTGGTGCTAGTGTTGCTGCTCGGGCCGGTCGGGCTGGCTTCTTCGGCTTCGCCGGCGGTGCGGCCTTCTTGCGCGCAGGTGCGCCCGCGGCCTTCTTGGCGGCTGCGGGCTTGGGGGTGGTCTTCTTCTGTGCGGGTGCCTGCTTCTTGGCCGGCTTGCGTGTTGCCATGCGCGCGAGTGTTCCGCGCGCTCCCGAGCTGGTCGAACCCTACAGGGTGATGTCAGCGCTATGCGGCAGGAGGCTTCTGCTCGTTTGCCGCTGGCGCTTTCGCGGCTGCTTCAGCCTCATGCTCGCGGAGAACCAGCAACAGCGCCTTAACCTCCTCGGGATTGCGGGCTTCAACCTCAAGATCCTTGCTCTTGACCTTCACCTTCCGCCCCGCCCTCGCGGCGATGTAGCCGACAGCGACCGCTCCCACCGCCTTGATCAGCTCGGAATAGCTCCCAAACGCGAACTCGCCCAGCGGCCCTCCTCCGCCGTCAACAGAATCCATCGTGAAGGCGGTCTGAGAGTGAGGGCCGAACTGCGTCGCGTAGCCTGCCAGCTCCTGCTGATACTCGCGGCTGAATGGCGGTGCGTCGTCTCGCGAGCGGATCAGGTCGAACTCGAAGTCGTAATTGCTCATGACAGCCCTCAAGGATGGAGTTGGTGCATTGTGATGCGACTGGGCGTCCGGCAGAAAAAACCCGCCAGGGTGGGCCTGGCGGGCGAACGTGCGGCCGAGGCCGCGCGAGGAGACAACTGGCCGGCGAAAGCGCCGGGGTCCGGTCCATCCGACTACGCACGCTGGGTGCGCTGGGCCGTGCGGTTCTCATCCCGCCCTGAATCCCCTGGGATGCGCAAGGGGTCATGTGGAGTGGTTTGCCCCCCACTCCAGCGCCAGGGCTGACGCCAAGTTCGGGGACCGTGATCGGTGCGGGAATGTTCTCGCTGCCCGCCGACGCGGCGAATCCCTACAGGGGGGCGGCTGCTGGTGCCCATAATGGGACATGACTCTCGTGGGGCATGCTTCCTGGGCCGAGAAGACGCTGATCGACTGCGGCCGCTTCTACCCTCCGGACTGCAAGACACCGGAGGCGCGCCTGCGCTACTACGCCAGCATCTTCCCGCTGGTCGAGGTGGACAGCAGCTACTACGCCATCCCCTCCCAGACGAACACGCACAACTGGGCGGCGCGCACGCCCGAAGGGTTCGTCTTCAATGTGAAGGCGTTCCGCTTCTTCACCGGGCACCAAACCGACGTGCAGGTGCTGCCGCGCGGCGTGAAGGAGCTGCTGCCCGGCCGGAAGCGGCTGCTCTACCGGGACACCGCCGACGAGGTGAAGGATGCGCTGTGGGAGGCCTTCCACCAATCGCTCGAGCCGCTGCGCCTGAACGGCAAGCTCGGGCTGATCCACTTCCAGTTCCCGCCGTCGGTGGTGCCGAGCCCTCGGGTGGTCGCGCACCTGGAGTCCATCCGCCAGAAGCTGCCGCGGGACACCATCAGCATCGAGTTTCGACACAGCAGCTGGTGGGACGGCACGAAGCGGACCGTCGAGACATTGGCCATGCTGCGCGCCCTGAACGCCGTGCACACCGTGGTCGACGGCCCGCGCGGCTTCGACAACAGCGTGCCGCCGGTCTGGGAGGTCACGAATCCGAACTACACGCTGGTGCGCCTGCATGGGCGGAACACCGAGACGTACAACGCGGCGGTGTCCTCGCCGGCGGAAAGGTTCTCCTACGAGTATTCGGACGCCGAGCTCAAAGGCATCATCGCCGAGACGGTGCGACTGGCCTACAAGGCGCGGAACGCCCACATGATCTTCAACAACTGCGACGAGGACAAGGGCGTGCGCAACGGCATGACGGCGCTGAAGATGCTGGTGCAGTACGGCGACGGCCGGATGCCGGACTTGAAAGATCCATTCCACCCGAACGGCGTGTTGGCGAGCGTGTCGGTCGAGGAGCTGTCGGCTGCCTCGAAGCAGCTTCCCGAGCCTGCGAAAGGACTGCCGGAGACGATGGAGGCCGAGGTCGACGTGGCGCGCGTCGGCCGCGTGCGCATCACGTTCCAGCTACGGGAAATGCGGCACCACAAGAGCAGCCATATGCATTGGTCTGCGGTCTTCGCTCAGCCGATCTGAAGGTCTTTGCCGAATCGGGCTGCAACGATCGCGCGCCCTACGGCGATTCGGGGCGTCGGGCCCTCTTGGTATGGGCCATCGGATAGTCCAGTGCCTGGCCGACCGATCACGATCGCGACCCACTGCAGGCCCTTGCCCGGGAGGGGCGAGATGCTGATCGCGAAACGGTCTACCAACTTCTCGAAGTCCGACCAGAGGGTCTTGTAGGCCTGCTCGCCCAGGGCCTTGGCTACCCAGGCTTCGAGCTCCTGGCCTGCCAATTGAGAGGTGCGCGTGTTCACACGGCTATTCTCGCCGGTGGGAGTTCGGCTACTCCGATAGCAGCTTTTTGGTTTCCTCAATGAGCAGGTGCACGCGACCGCGCGCCTTTTTTATGTCTCGCAGCGTCGATTCGAGCTCCTCGACCGATCGCTGGCCGAGCGCCTCCGTTGTTGCAGAAAGGACGGGCTGCGCATAGGCCGTGTGCGCATCTTCCGCCTCGATCCGCTTTCCCTCGCAACTCTGCCGGATGAGGGTGAAGCTCGAATTCTCGCGCGATCCGCTCTTGATCTCCATGTCGTTCGCGCGCCGCTTCGTCTTCTCTACCTCGCCGCCGTGCAAGCGCACGTCGTCGGCCAAGCCGTGCGCCTCTAGGATCACCTCGTCGACCAGCCCCCGGCGCTTGGCAGCGGCCTGTGTGGCTTCCGACTCCCGACGTGCCGCTTCTGTGCGCGCATTTGTACGGTGAGACTGGTAAACGGCATATCCACTGACCGCGAGTGCGGCAAGCGCGATGTAGTCGGAGGTGTTCATGAAACTGATTTTCCGCCCGAAACAGGTTTGCTCCTATCGAAGCCGAATGCCGCGCCGTTGGCGGCCGGCTTCACGACGCGCCCCAGCTCCGCGAAAAGCTGCCCTTGGCCAGGGTCCACTCGTTCCGTGAGCGCCTGCACCTGACGACGCAGGCGCTTGACCTCCTCACCTAGCTCGGCCGCGAGCAGCGCAGTGTTCCTCCCCGCTTCGATGGCCGCAGCCTGAGCGGCGGCACCGGCCATCAGGTTCGCCAGCGCCCGGTCCTCGCGCGGCGTGAGCGTGAGCACCTCGTCGCCGATCTCGATCTTCACGGTGCCGTCGGGCATCACGGTCTTGGACATGGGCCGCGCGGGCGCATGCCGCACCGCCGGCACGAACACGCCGCGTTGCACGCGCACGATGTCGCCCTCGTCCACCAGGACGCCGAGGCGGTCGTCGATGGTGGTGAGCTTCAGGCCGGTGAGCTCGGCCAGCGTCTCGCGGGTTACCACCTGCTCCTGGGCGTGCAGATCCTGCACCGCCTCCAGCACCACCAGCAGGGTTGATTTCTGGGCTTCAGCCATTCGTTCTCCTCGTTTTAAATCCTGGCCAGGGCCCACGCGGCGGCCCGGCGCTCCTTCGGTGTGGCGGGCAGCACGCCCGCCACGATGTCTTGCCAGATGGAAACCATCCAGCGGTGAGCGGCGCTGAACCGCTCGATCTTCTCGGCCGCCGGGGCCGGGCCTTGGTCGAGCCAGGTGTGGCAGCGCACGCAACCCCACACGGACCACTGGTCGTCAGCCTTGCGCGCGCCGGCCTTGCCGTGCACCGACCAGTTGCTGTGACACGCGACCGTGGTGGCGGTGTCGCCCGAGCACGTACCGGGCACCTGCAGCAAGCAGCGCTGGCCCTTGGCCATGTTCAATAGCGCGCGGTTCTCCTGCTTCACGGTCTTTGGCACGCCCCCGCGGAAATCGGCATCGTTGATCGCGCCCATGCTCACGATGCGGCCGGGCACCGGCAGCACCTTCACGATCACCGTGCGGTCGGGGCCCGACGCGAGATCCGCGCCGATGACCTGCGGCCGGCGGCGCTTGAACTCTGTGCGCATCAACGGCGCGCTGCGCTTCATGGCGCGATCGCTCCGATGATCTCGCCCGTGTCCGGGTCCACCTGCATGCGCTCCCACTGCTCGAAGCTGGCGGGGAACGTCACGCCGAGCTCGCCGGCGGCGAAAGCGCTCACGCGGTCGATGAGCTGACTGTAGCCCTTGACGCCAAGCTGCTCGGTGCTGACGCGCTCGCGCCTACGCACCTTCTTGCCCGTGAGCGGGTTGCGGCTGGTGACGGTCTTCCAGCCCAAGTACTCAGCGCGGAAGTGCTCCTTCCAGACCTTCAGGGGGAACTGCTGGTCGTTCGGGCGCGCCTGCAGCGCGATGGTCTTGAGCACCACCCCGTGGTAGTACTTCCGCTGGCGATCGGTCTTCGCATCCTCGTGCAGCCGAATCTCCAGCTCCAGGCGCCGGCCGGCGGCCCACTGCTCTTTACACCAGGGTGCAACGCGCTCGAGCAGGCTGGTGCGCGCGCGCTCCTGGTCGGGCCAGATGACTTGCAGGGCGATGTCTGCCATGTGTTCCTCGCCTCAGGCGCCAGTGAGAAGAGCCTTGAGCTGCCGGAGTGTCTCGCCCTCCTTGCCGGCTGCCTGCACCCGCGCTTCCACGTCGAGAGCGATGGCGTCGCACTCGTCGGCGGCGCGCCGCAGCAGCGCGCCCAGGTTCGCCAGGCGGGAAAGGGAATCGTCCCGTTCTGGAGCGGAAGGCTGGGGCTGCTGCGCTGCAGCGGGTCTGGCGGTGGCGGACATGTCGTGGAACTCCTCGGTTGCTTGGGTGATGAGGCGAGCGATGACCCGGATGAAGCTGCCCCGACTGGGTTCCTTCACCAGGCCGCGCTCGCAGAGAGTGATGAGGCAGCCGTCGACCACGGCGCGGTCTACCGTGGCCCCGGCGCGGCGCAGCTCGCTGACAATCTGTTCCTTCGACCAGGGCGCTTGGATGGGCACGGCGCCGAGCACCTTCTTGGCCATGCTGTTCAGGCCGCTCTCGATGCGGGCCAACTTCGCTGCGTTCATCACGTCTCCAGGGTTTTGGATGCCTGCCATGCGCAGGCCTTCCATGACGCCGCGCCCAAAGGACATGCGGCGGGATTGCTCGGTGGGGGTGACCGTCATGACTTCACGGCCCTCCGGTAGGGCCACGCGACCATTGCGGCGTCGCGTTCGTGTTGGTTGCTGCGCGCGGCCCAGCCGGTCACGAGCGCGAAGGCCTCGGCGTCCAGCTTCGCGCCCTTGGTGGTTGGGCTGATGCCGTGGGCAGGGATGCCCAGGTCACCGCAGATGGCGGTGATGAGGCTGCACCAGGCGTCGATCTGCCCGACGTTGCGGGCGATCTTCAGCGCCGCCGCGCGGCTGCCCGCCGCCGTCCACACCTTGGACTCCAGCCGGCTGTCCTCGAAGACCACGCGCGCCGGCTTGTAGTGGCGCAGGGTGTGCTCGATGGAGTGCGGCTCGATGGTCTTCAGAAAGCCGAGGGCGCCGCTGGTAAAGGCGGCCAGGCCCGTGCTCGCGCCGGGGTCGATTCCGAGGATGTGGACCGTCACAGCAATGCTCCCTGCGGCGAGGTCCGCTGCTGGTCGAGCCGCTGCGCGGCCAGCTTCACGGCGTCGTGCCCCTTCTTCCAGTCGGCGCCCCAGATGTTCCGGAGCGCGGCCTTGTACTCCTCGCGAAGCGTGCCGTCCTGGCGCGAGCGCCAGTACTCGGGCCCGTTGGCGATGCCGCGCGCCAGGCATTCCCGGCAGTTCGCGGTGTAGCCCGGCCAGTCGGCGCGGGTGGCTGCCTTGTCGCAGTTCGGGCACGTCATGCTGCGATGCCCTCCAGCAGAGTCTCGAAGGAAGCCCAGTCCAAGTGTCCGGTCTTCAGCTTCAGCTCCAGGTCGCAAGCGGCATCGATCAGCGACTTGCGCTGCAACCCATCGACGAGGCGCTCGCAGGCCTCCAGCCCCGAGCGAAGCGATGCACGGCGCGTCGGGTCGATGACTGGCACTCCGGCCTGCTCGTACAGGGCGTTGCAGGCGCCGCGCACGATGCGCACGTCCGGCAGATCGTGGTCGATGTCTTCGGCCATGAGGGCGCCCAGCACCACGAACAACACCCGGCCGGCGGCGGCTACGAACTGGTCGCTGTCGTCGCCCAGGATGGCGTGGATCTGCGCGCGCACGGCGGTCGCGTGCCACTGCTTTTCGATGAGGGCTCGGGCGATCAGCCCGAGCGCGGCGGTGCGGCGGCGGGCCATCAGGCGGCACCTCCCAACATGCCCAGGCCCAGCGGGGCGCGGCGCGCTCCGGACCGGATGTGCGCAGAGGTTCCGATGCCGAGTCCCCAGCGCCGGTCGAATTCCACCGCCGGGATCGTGCTGCCCCGGATCTCCCGAACCATGTCCTCGGTGATCGGTGACAGCCTGCGCTGGGCGGACGCGATGCGGCGCGATGCCAGGAGCGATTTCGGTTGGCCCTTCTGCAGCTTCGACTGATGGACCGCAATGAGGCAATCGGGGTGAACGCACAACTCGCAGTCGCAGTCCACCGTGACCACGCGGTCGGCGCGGATGCTGCCGCGCGTCAGCACCCACAGCACGCGGCGGACGTTGTAGGCCCGGCCCTTGGCGCCGCCGAGGCGGATCTGCGGGCTGCGGCCGAGGTTGGCGTGGCCCGTCCAGGCGAGGCATTCGCCTTCTGGCTCGGTGTGCTTCAGCAGGCGCGCGAGCGTCAGCTGCTCGAACAACTCGATCTCGGCATCCCAGGGATTAATCGACGGGATCATGCGTGCTCCGGGTTCTGCTCGAAAGCGAGGTCGTTGGCGGGCTGCAGCGCGGCGAAGTGCTTGGCGCACACATCGAGACGGGCGCGCTCCACCGCGCGGTAGGGGCTCAGTGCCACCGCCGCGACCAGCGCGCCGCGCTGCCGCAATTCGCGGTCGTACGTGGCGATCTGATGGAGGTTGCGCTGCGCGGAGACAGCCACCTGGGCGATGGCGAGTGCGGTACTCATGCGGGTACTCCTTGTCGTTGCTCCACCGCCCGGCGGACGCGGGCCGTGTATTGCGGGAACGTTTCGCGGTTGACGCTCAGGTCGTGCTCGTTCCATCGGCCCAGGCCGAGTTCCTCTCCCTTCGCTTCGATGGTCGAGCGGTTCTCGTCCCAGGGCTTCTCGGGCATGCCGGCGCCGGACGCGATGGCCGCGGCCTCGCCGAGCTGCCGCTTGACGATGCCCAGCAGGTAGGCGAAGCCCTTGGGCGGCTTGGACTTCGCAGCGATGTCGGCAGCGGCCTCGAAGGTTTCGACGGGCACGCCCTTGTCGATGAGCGCCAGCAGCTCGGGACTCGACGGATTCACGTCTGCGATGCCTTTGTTGCGCATGGCCCGGCACGCCTCCCCGGCTCTCGTCGGGCTTTGCCGATCACCCCCCACCGATCCGGACGTAGTTCGGGAAGTGGTGGTGGTTTCTTCTTTACTGGTACTGGTTCCGGTTCTGGTTCCGGTGTCGTCTCTCCCGGTGTCATTCCGGGTGTCGTCCTGCTGGTGTCCGCCGGTTGTCCCGTGGGACAAATCCGGATCACCACTGGCGTCCGATCTGCGTTCCGCCTCCTTCCGCTGGCGGTACTCCGCCTTCCGGCGACGCTCCGCCTCGCGGGCGGCCAGCATTTCCAGGACGCGCTTCGTCACGGTGTCGTGGTACAGGCGGCCGTCCTCGGCCGCCCACCACCCGCGCATCAGCTTGGAGCGCACCTTGGCGAACGTCTTCATGGGCATGCCGATGCGCACGGCGATGAGCTCGTCTTCGTTGGGCAGCGAGCCGCACGGTTCCTGGCGCCAGGCCGTGACCCAAAGCATCAGCAGCCACGGCTTCACATCAGCAGGCGCCAGCGCCCAGGTGTCCGACTGCTCGATGCGCTCGTGGTCCAGCTCGAAGCGCCAGCCCTTCGCACGGGTGTCTGCAGGATAGGGAACAGGTCGCGTCACGCAGCCAGCCTTTCCTGCGCGTGGCCGAAGTCGCTGTAGTTCGCTGCCACCAGCAAGCGCATCGGCAGCGGGCTGACGGAGTTGCCGCACATGCGCACTTGCGCTGTCTTCGTGAGCACCTTCCCGCTCGCAGTGCGGTCGATGGTGTAGTTGCCCGGGAAGTCCTGAGCGTTGTAGAGCTCCCGCGGCGTGAGCATGCGCAGGCAGATGTCCACGATTACCCACGGTTCGCCCTTGAGCCACACTGTGACCAGCGCCAGCCGGTCGTGCGTGGTGATGGTGGTGGCTGGGTCGCGCAGGTCGGCCCACTGGCCGCCCGAGGCGTGGTAGCGCATCAGGAACGCCGCGCAGCGCAGCGCGCCTTCCTCGTGCTCCTTGCTCAATTGGTACTCCACCAGGCCGAAGCGAGTGGCGCCGGCGAGCACCGTCTGGGTCGGCTCGCGGAGGTCGCTGCCGATAGCGTTCTGGCCCAGCGCGGTGAGGTGCGCGGTGATGAGCTGCTGCTGGCTCCCGCTGGCTGTGACAGCCGAAACCGATTCGCGCACATCGCGCGCGTGCGTCTTGTTGAAACCCCCATTCGCCTGAACCATGAACGCTGTGGCGAGGCTCTGCCCACCACCGCTGGCAGTGATCGTGCCCAGCGAGCCCTCGATGTCGTTCGCGCCATGGCTCCAGCGCTTCCCGCCGTCCTTTCCCTCGCCGTGACCGGCCTGCACGAGGTATGCCGTTGTCAGGCCATGCTTCTTCCCGCCTGCGGTGACGGTGCCGAGCGCCTGCTGCAGGTCGAGCACGCGGGGCGCCTGGCCCTCGCGTTCTCCGTAGCCCATTTGCACCAGCACAGCCGCAGCTAGTGCCGTCTCGCCGCCCTTGGCGGTAGTGATGGTGCGCTGCGGCTGCTGCACGTCGTAAGCGGTGTCACGCGAATGGGTCACAGGAATCAGCGTGGGCGCCAGCAGCATCTTGTGCCCCCCAGTCAGCACCGGCCCGATGGGCTCCGACACTGGCCGCGGCACGTTGTTCGCCATGTTGTTGACGATGAACGGCTCTGGGCAATCCAGCACGAACTTGCGCATGCCATGGGCGATGCGGCGCATCGTGGCGTCGGCGAGCGGCTTCTTCCGGTTGAAGATGCTCTGCCCCTCGATGCTCCAGTTGATGCAGTCGGCCGCCGGGCGGTGGGCCTTCAGCTTGCCCTTCGGCTTCTTCGCGTGCGTTTTCTCCGGCCACACGATGGGCAGCCCGTCGCAACGCGCGATCATGTAGAGGCGTGTGCGCGTGCTGTGCGCGCCGTAGTCGGCGTTGCAGATGACGCGCCATTGCACGACGTAGCCCATCGCGCGCAGGCCTTCGACGAAGTGCTTCCAGTTGCGGCCGAGCTTCGTCTTGTCCGGCACCAGGAACTGACGGTGCCGCGGCACGTACTCACCTGGGTTCGCGACGCGAAAGGTCTTCCGCTTCGTCACCGGGTCGACCACTTCGTCGAGCGTCACCACGCGGCCCGTTTCGGGATCTCGTTTCGCGATGAGCGGCGACCACTGCAGCATCTGCTCGACGTTCTCGAGCGTGATGACATCCGGTCGCACCTTGCCAGCCCAACGATGCACTACCCACGCCAACGCGCGAATCTTCTTTGAGCGCGGTTGCCCGCCCTTCGCTTGGCTGTGGTCGGTGCAGTCGGGCGAGGCATGCAGCAGGCCAACCTGCTGGCCGCGCACCACCGCCAGCGGATCGACCTCCCACACGTCAGCGCGATAGTGCCGCGTCTGCGGGTGGTTGATCTCGTGCATGCCGATGGCGTCGGCATCGTGGTTGACGGCGATGTCCACGTGCCGGCCGATTGCCTGCTCTATGCCCGTGCTGGCGCCACCGCCACCGGCAAAGAGATCGATCACCAGCTTCGCGGAGAGCGCGAGAACGAATTGAGGGGTCAGCATGCGGCGCCCCCTTCCATCGAAGGGTCGTTCGCCGCCGCAGCGCGGCCACGGCCGACAGCCTTGGTGATGCGGAACTCGAACAGGCCCGCGAAGGCAGGATTCAGCAGCGCGAACAGGCGCGCCAGGTACGGGGTATGCCAGTCGTTGAGCTTCCACGGCCCGCCGTGCTCGGCCAGCGCCGAGTTGTGGCGCAGCACCTCGATGATGGTGCGGGCGCTGTAGTGCTGGAAGCCACGGCGCACGATGCGCATGGCCTCGCGCTCGAAGGCTTCGTAGACGTGCAGGTTCTCGGGCAGGTACGCGAGGAATCGCGGCGTGAACTGGTCGGCGTGCTGCTGGGCGACTTGCAGCGGGCTATGGGTAAAGGGGGCGGGATTCAAGCTGCCTCCAGAAGCGATGGTTGGTGTCCGACGCGAGCGGCGAAGCCGATCCGCGCACGGGCGATGGCGAGGTAGCTTTCGTCGAGCTCGCAGCCCACGAATCGAAAGCCTTCGAGTACTGCGGCCTTGCCCGTGCTGCCGCTGCCCATGAAGGGGTCGAGCACGAGGCCGCCGGGAGGGGTCACGAGGCGGCACAGGTACCGCATCAGGTCTGTGGGTTTGACCGTCGGGTGGGCATTGCCCTGCGGCTTTCGCTCGTAGCCTTCGTCGCGACGGGTCATGTGCTGGCCGCTGGTGTTGCTCACCATCCCGCCGAGCTTCTGGGGAAGCTCTTCAGTACCTTCGTTGCGGTCGTCACGACTGGCCTTGGCGCAGTAGAAGAACCGCGCGGCGCTGCCTTCGTCCAGCCGCCGCGCACCGGGACGCATCCTGAAACCGACCGTGCCACCGTTCTCGTTTTCGGCCGACGCTTCGTCACCGCGGCCACGACGCATCGCGCCGTAGACGTTCTGGGTCTTCCTGGCACTGGCACTGGCACTGGCGTCGGCAATTTGCCCTGGTGCGTTAGGGAACGCCTCCAGCACTTCGTCGCTGCCGTCGTGGATCAGATTGGCAGGCCAGCGGCCGAGCTCGTGCGGCTGCCCGCAGGGAGAGCCGTCTCGGATCTCGCTCTCATGGCGACGCGGTAGCGCGCCTTTGCCGGTGTTTGGACGCATCGGTTCGCCTGCGATGCGGCAACCGTCGATGTTCAGCGCGCCGGTGCCGTGCGCGGCGAAGTTCTCCGCGACGGTGCCGATTAGCGGCTTGCGCGCCATCGCGATCGGTTCGTGCGCGGGCTTGAGGGCCGTGCCGCCCCATTCGCCGTTGTGCGACTTCGGGAAGCCAGAGCCGTACACCCACATGATCTGGTCGCGCAATTCAAAGCCGGCGTCCTCGATTGCGCATGCCATGCGGTGATAGGTGCGCGAGCCCGAGAATGCGAGCAGATGCCCGCCCGGCTTGAGCACGCGCAGCACCTCGGCCCAAAGCTCGACGCGGAAAGCGATATCGCCACCGTCCCAGGCCATGCCCATGAAGCCTGACGACGATGCGCCAGCACGCGATCGGCTGTAAGGGTTGTCAGCGCCCTTGCCGCCGGGGCCGCCTCCGTTGTTGGTGAGGTGGTACGGAGGATCGGTGACGACGGCGTCGACGCTGGCTTCCGCCATGCGTCCCAGCGCTGCCATACAGTCGCCGTGATGGAGAACGAAGCGCTCCATCAGTGGTGCCCTCCCCGCTGCGCGAATTCGGGGCCCTCAAAAGGCCCTGCCAGTTTGCGCAGAGCGCCGATACGCTCCTCCTCATGCAACAGCTTCTCAGCCGCCATCGCACGCCACGTCTTGCCGTAGCAGGTCAGGTACACGAAGTCGCGCAGCAGCGTGCTCGCGTCGGTACCGCTCAGGGCGCAGTGCTGCCGGAATACCTTGTCAGTCGCCTCGTCAACCTTGGTCTTGAGGTCTTCGGTGAGCTTCCCGAGCGGCCCGGCGATGCCGCGGGCGAACGCCGGCTCTTGGTCATGGTCGATGGTGGACATCTCGAATTGGTGGTTGGGGTGAAGTGGTCAGCCGACCGGCTGGAGGTCGGCGGCGCGAGCGGCGAAGACATCGCGGAAGACGCGGTGTCGCCAGCAGTCGGGGCCGTCGGCCGGGAATGGGTTGGCCAGGGGGAGCTCTTCACCGCGCTCGGCGGCGTGCGCAGCGAGGTCGGCAACCTCGGCGTGGCTCAGTGAAGCGAGAGGCTTGATGTGCATCACGCGGCCTCCCTGGCGGTCGACGCAACATCCAGAACCGGGCGCCCCTTGGGATGGGGCCACCGCCGGTCCTTGATGCGAGCCCAAGGACCGGCAAGGAGGCGATCGACCGTGACGGCTCCTCTCGTGACGCGCTCGATTTCCGCGCAGCTTTTTGGCGGCACCGGGCGCTCTCCCTTGATCCACTGGTTGACCATCGGGGGCGACACGTCGATCGCGACAGCAAGGGCAGATTGGCTGCCGACGATGGCGCAAGCCTCGGCAACGGCGGTTTGTGTAGCAGTGCTCATGCCTTTAATGTAGCACCGCTACATTTCAACATCAAGCCATGCTACATGGCTGCTCTATTAGCATTGCTTAATGGAAATGTGGACACCCGAAGAAGAAGCCGAGCGGTTGGCCAAGCGCTTTGAAGGCGTGAACCAAGCCGCCTTCGCGCGGAAGCATCGAGTGCCTGGTGGGGCATCGATGGTCAGCCAGCACCTCAAGGCACGACGGCCAATGAGCCTGGAGGCCGCGACTGCCTACGCGAATGGTTTTGGAGTTCCGCTCGAAGACATAAGCCCGCGCCATGCAGCCGCCGTGGCCGCTGCGAAGAGCACGAGTGCAAATGATCCGAACGCCGCTCCGGAGATACCGGCTGGCGCCCTGCCGGTCGACCCTTCTAGCTTTCGTCGGATATGGGTGGTGGGAAAGGGCGCAGGCGGGCTTCCGAAGCGCATTTGGACGGATGGAGATCACCCAGTGGGAATGACTGACCTGTATGGCGAGGTGCTGAGCGCAGACCCGCTAGCGTTTCTCGCGGAGGTTGCCGAGGACAGCATGATCCCCGTGTTCAATCCCAAGAACTATGTGCTGGTGGAACCGAGCACAGCCGTCGATCTTGAAGACAAAGTGCTTGTTCGACTCGCGGACGGCACGACTCTGATGAAGCGGTTGCTAGCGCGGCGCGATGGCTACACCTTCGGCAGCTTCAACGATCCAAAGCTGCTGCACTACTCGCCAGAAGAAGTGACTTGGATCTACTACATCGCGTTCGAGGTTCCACGAAAGAAGATCAAAAGTCGCCTGCAGTAGGCAGCCCGACGCCAACACCGATCCCGCTTCAGAGCGGGATTTTTTTCGCCCACATGGAGCAAAGCTACATATTTTATTGAGCAACGCTTGACGATATTTATGTAGCACTGCTACATTGCGCTTCAAGGCCAACAAACAGGCCGACGAGGAGCGCAAATGCACAACAACCCGGGGGCACAACCCCCAACCCGGCAGAGCGAAAACGCCACCGCCGTTCCCGAGTTCACCGAAGAGCAGCTGATCGCTTTCGACCGCGCCTACTCCGCGGCGAAGACCTCCGGCGCGCTAGAGCAGCTGCAGGTCGCAGCGGCCATGCGTCTCGATCAGGCTCACAACCGCTCGGCGAGGCTGGCATGAAGGCCGCCCTGCACGCCCAGCTGCTGGAGATCCAGCACCAGATCGCCACGCTGCGCCAGCGCTACGCCGAGGCCCGCCGTGTGCGTGCCATGGCTTCCTACGGGTGGTGCCCAGCATGAGCACGCGCCTGTTCAACCTGCCACTCGGCTCGCGCTTCCGCTACGTGGACAACCCGGACCGCACGTACGTGCTGCTGGACCGCGGCGGCCCCGGTCTGGTCGCCGATGCCATGGTCAGCGAAACGCCGAAGGCCTTCCAGGGTCTGTATTCGGCCGCAGAGAGCCGTGAGGAGTTCGAGACGATGCTGGTGGATTTCGTGCCCGTGCACGAGAGCCAGGCAGCCGCATCCGAAGCGGCCAAGGTTTTGCGCGTCATCACCAGCTACAGCGATCTCCGCCGTGCCGAGAAGGAATGCGGCGCGGACGAACGGATCGCGAGCAACCTGAGCTTCTTGCTCGTGCTGCGCCGAGGCGCGGACTCGCGCGACGAGTTCGCGAAGGCTGCAATGCAGGCGCTGCTCGCCCGCCGGTTCACGCAAGACGAGCGCGGGCGCCCCTTCGTCGAATGGGTCGCGGAGCTCGCCTACGAGGTCGCCGACGAGCTGCTGAAGGTGCGGGAATCATGAGCACCGGACGCCAATCCGCCACGCTCCATGCGCTGATCCTGGCGATCACGCTCGCTGCGCGCTTCAACAGCGATGCGCGCGATTTGCGCGCCCGGCGCCGCGAGACCCGCCCCGCTGCTTCGCCGGGAGCCACGCGATGAAGCGCCCCGGCTACTCCTTCCCGCTGGTGCCGGCGCCCGCTGACCAGCCCACGCTGGTGGGCTCGGTGAACGCGGACGACCACCGCCCCGGCCGCATGCCCCGCTCGCTCGAAGACGCCTTCGGCCCCGGCCAGCGCTCGAGCACCACGCGGCTCTACATCGAAGTCCCGCGCCGCCAGCCCATCAGCGAGACGGTGGCTACGGCCGTGTCCGTGCTCGCCGGCCTCTTCGTCATCGCCCTCCTCATCTACGAAAGGATCGCATCGTGAGCGTTCGCCTCGTGCACCCGCCGCGCGTCAGCGCCGGCGACACCTCCCCCGCCGGCATGCCGGCCGCTGCCAACGACGACCACATGGGCGATCCGTGCCTGTGGTTCCCCTCGACCGCGCACGACTACCTCATCGTCGGCGGCATCGTCCTGCTGCTGCTTCTCGCGGCCGTCCTGCTGGCCGTGTGCGGCACCGAGCCGCGCGATTCCTGGTTCGCTCTGTGGGGTATCGCGAAGTGAGCGCCGCACTCGCCCCCACCGAGCCCGAGGTTTTTGCACCCAAGGCAACGCTGGTGCTGCCGGCGCGCAACGAGATCGCCACCGTGCTGCACGCGATCACGGCCGCCGCCAACGACCCGAACGTCGACATCGACAAGATGGAGCGGCTGCTGAACATGCACGAGCGCATGCATGCCCGCGCCAACGAGCAGAAGTTCAACGCCGCGATGACCAAGGCCCAGGCTGCCATGGGCCCGATCTCGGCCGATGCGGTCAACCCGCAGACCCGCAGCAAGTACGCGAGCTACGCGCAGTTGAACCGCGCGCTGCGCCCCATCTACACGAAGAACGGCTTCGCGCTGAGCTTCGACACCGACGACAGCCCGAAAGAGGACCACATCCGCGTGCTGTGCTACGTCTCCCACGCGGCCGGGCACGTGCGCACCTACAAGTGCGACATGCCCGCCGACGGCAAGGGTGCCAAGGGCGGCGACGTCATGACGAAGACCCACGCCCAGGGCTCGGCGATGACCTACTCCCAGCGCTATCTGCTGAAGCTGATCTTTAACGTCGCAATCGGCGAGAACGACGACGACGGCAATGGCGCTGGCCAGACGCCTGGTGCGCACGATCTGAGGCAGGTTTCCGATGCCGACCGGCTGGCCGACAAGCTGTATGACCGCCTGCAGAAGACCAGGACCGATGCCGACGCCGCTGCCTTGTGGGCGGAAGGCTGCGTCGCGCTGGCGGACACGAAGCGCCGCGACCTCTACGACGAGTTCAAGGAGTCGGTGATCGCTCACCGCAAGAAGCTGCGGGCAGGAGGTCGTCCGTGATCCTGCTGAACTACCCCCAGGGGAGCGAAGACTGGTTGCGTGCCCGTTGCGGCGTGGCCACCGCCTCCCGCTTCAGTGAGGCGCGCGAGAAAGTCGGCGGCCTCACCGACCAGCAGCGCCTCTACGTCGACGCCCTGCAGCTCGGCATGGCCGAGTCGGACGCACGCGCCAAGGCCGGCTACAAGCAAAAGCCGGGGGCGACGGCCATCGCCAAGGCGCTCGCGGGCGAGCCCACCGAGGAGCCGGGCGCGGCGGCCATCAAGTACGCCTGGCTGATCGCATTCGAGACCATCAGCCGCGAGCCGCTCGATGACACCTTCGTCACCTATGCGATGCGCCGCGGACGCGATCTCGAACCCCGGGCGCGCATGGTCTACGAGAAGCGCACTGGCGCGCTGGTCGAGGAAGTCAGTTTGATCATGACCGACGACGAGCGCTTCGGCTACTCGTCGGACGGCCTGATCGATGACGACGGCATGGTCGAGATCAAGTGCCCCTTCGCGTGCGACAAGCTGGGGCAGGTCTGGGCCAGCCCGGAAACCGCCCACCTCGAATACATCGACCAGATCAACGGCGGGCTCTGGATCACCGGCCGCCAGTGGTGCGACCTGGTGGTGTATTGCCCGTGGCTGGAGCCCGTCGGCAAGGACCTGTTCGTCAAGCGCATCTATCGCAACGAGGATGCCATCGCCGCTCTCGAAGCCGATCTGATCGGCTTCATGCGGCTGGTGGACAGCCACCTCGAAGTACTGCGGACGCCCAAAAAAATGTCCGGCGCCCCCAAGGTCGCCCCCGACGCGCCCGCTCCTGCAGGCGCACCCGCCCCCTCCCCAGCTCCGGCGCCTGCCGCGGAGCTCCCCCTGTTCCCCGAGCCCGCCACGCCCGTGCGCGGCGGCCATGCAGTCGTCGAAAACCCGTTCTGAGAGGCCATATGTCCGATCTCGCCACCACCTCCGCTGCGGAAGTCAGCACCCAACCTACCAGCATCGCCCAGGCGGCGCTCGCCGTGTTCTCTCCGCTGGAGAGCGACATGGAGGCCCTCGCCACGCGGCACCGCAATGTCGTCTTCGACATGAGCACGCCGAAGGGCTTCAAGGCCGCCAAGGATGCGCGCCTCGAACTCCGCGAGTCCGGCCGCTTCGCCATCCAGCGCCTGCGCGACAAGACGAAAGACCAGCTCAACGACTGCAAGAAGGTCATCGACGGCGAGGCCACCCGCCTGATCGCCATCGTGGAGCCCGTCGAAACGTTTGTGGACGAGCAGATCAAGGTCCACGAGAAGAAGCTCGCCGACGAGAAGGCCGAGCGCGATCGCATCGAAGCGGAGCGCAAGCAAAAGCACACCGACGCCATCGCCGTGATCGAAAGCTATGTGGCGAAGGCCGCAGGCCTGCCCATCGAACGCATCGAAGCCGGCCTGGAGTACGTGCGCAACATCAACGTCGGTGCGGATGTCTTCGAGGAATTCGCCGTGCGCGCCGCGGCGCAGAAGGACGCAACCATCCGGGCGCTGGAAAAGATGATCGCCGACACCCGCGAGCGCGCCGCAGCGGAAGCACAGCGGCTCGAAAACGAGCGCCTGCGGGCACAGTTGGCCGAGCTCCAGAGCAAGCAAGCGCCCGCGCCGACACCCGCTGCCACATCACAGGACCAGGCAGCCGAGCCGCAGGCAGAGCCAGCGCGCGCCGCCCCCAGCGTGGTCAGCTACTCCACCAGCCGCGTGACGCGCGCGACCGACCCTGCCCCCGCAGTCGTTCCCGTTCGCCAGTTCGAGGCCGGGGCAACCGCAGCAAACGAACCGACGGCGGCAGGCACACCGACGCTGCGCATCGGCGACATCGCCGCCCGGCTGGGTTTCACCCTCACTGCAGAGCAGCTGCGGGGCCTGGGCATTGAGCCCGTGACCCGCGAGCGCGGCGCCACCCTGTACCACGAGCACCAGTTCGCGAGCATCTGCGACGCGCTCATCCGTCGCGTCGCCGACGCCAAGGCCGAGCACGCACAACGCCTCGCGGCCTAACCAGTTTCGGGCGATTCGTCGGTCGGGCTCACCTCCTCCCTCCCTCCTCCCATTCCGACCGACCCGCGCGAGCGGCGCCCTCTTTCTTCCCTCAACCACCAGAAAGGTGACCATGCCCGAAGTATTGAAATCCCCAACGCCGCAGGCCAGGCGGCAGAGCTTCTCGGAGTTCCTCGAGACGCTCGACTACGGCTCCATTTCCGAGGAGGCCACGCACGAGCTCAACGAGCTGGTGCACGCCTGCACGGAAACCGGCAAGGGCGGCGAGCTCGTGCTGGCGATCAAGATCAAGCCGGTCGGCAAGGCCGGCCAGGTCGAACTCGACAGCAATCTCAAGGTGAAGAAGCCGAAGCCCGTTCGCGGCAAGACGCTGATGTTCGCCACCCCCGACAACAACCTGCAGCGCGAAGACCCGCGCCAGCGCACCCTCGACGGCGTGCGCTCGGTGTCCGAGGAGTCGCGCCAGGTCCGCGCCGTCACCTGATCGCGGGCGCCTCCCCCTCACCCAATCCTATTTCCAACCTCTTCAACGAGAGAAACCATGAGCGACGACATTCAACTCAACAACACCCAGTCCGCACTCGACGCGGGCGCCGGCCTGAGCGCCATGAAGGCGGCCGAGCTGGACAACCTCAAGAACGCCTTCCCCTACGTGCTGCTGCCCGAAGGCTATCGCTACGAAGGCAAGGAAGAGATCCTGCCGGCGCCGATCCGGAAGCGCGGCGGCACCACGCTGCACGATGCCGCCAGCTTCATCGCGGTCGTGAACGACCAGAAGGGCGAAGCCACGCGCCTCTACTCGACGATCAACCCGCCGACCTTCACTGCCATCTTCAACGACGTGGCAGCGGCACCCGGCTGGCGCGACCACACGGCCAAGTACAACGCCCCGCTGTCGCCCGAGTGGAAGACCTGGATCGCCTCTTCCGGCAAGGGCCAGAACCAGGCTGACTTCGCGCAGTTCATCGAAACCAACCTGCCGGACATCGCCGAGCCGGTCGGCGCCGTGGTGCTGGAGGTGGCGCGCACGCTCGAAGCGAAGAAGAAGGTCAACTTCGCATCGAGCTTGCGCCTCTCGGACGGCTCGACGCAGTTCACCTACGAGGAAGACGTGCAAGGCAGCGCGCAGAAGGGCCAACTGCAGGTGCCGGAGGTCTTCGTGCTGGCGATCCCGGTCTTCGAGAACGGTGACCTGTGGCGCGTGGAAGCCCAACTGCGCTATCGCATCGCCGACGGCGGCAAGCTGACCATCTGGTACGAGCTCGTGCGCCCGCACAAGGTCATCGAGACGGCCGTGAAGGAGCTGCGCGCCACCATCGCCACCGAAACCGGCCTGCCGGTCCTGGTCGGCGCGCCGAGCTGATCGGTCCCTAAAGCCCGCCCGCGCCGCCAGGCGCGGGCATTCCAACGAACAAGACGACATGAAGGCCATCAGCATCCGCCAGCCGTGGGCTTGGCTCATCGTGCACGCCGGCAAGGACATCGAAAACCGGACATGGCCCACGCGCTACCGCGGCCCGGTGCTAATCCACGCCGCCAAGGGCATGACTCGCGAAGAGTGGGAAGACGCATGGACGTTCGCCCAAGGCTCCGGCGCGTCGCCCAAAGCCATCGCTGCTGGCGTCACGCGCAACACCATCGAGCGCGGGGGCTTCGTCGGCATCGCCGACCTGACCGATTGCCGCGGGCCAGCGCTGGCGCACCTGAGCCGATGGCACATCCCCGGCTGCTTCGGCTTCGCACTGGCCAACGTCCGCCCCCTTCCCTTCACACCCTACAAGGGCTCGCTCGGCCTGTTCGACGTGCCCGAGGGAATCGTCACCATCCCGGAGTCCACCAATGGCTGATACCACCTGCACCCGCCCGCCGGCCGGCTGGCACTGCACCCGCGCGGCGGGTCACGAAGGACCGTGCGCTGCTTCGCCGAAGCCGCAATGGCCGGAGCTCGATCGGATCATCGACGCACACGTCGACGGCTACGAACTGCACGGCGAGAACGAAGCAGGCTTCGATGTCCGCTACGACCCGACCGACCACGAGCGCTTTCTGATCCGCGATGCCATCGCTGGCCTGCTCGCCGATCCCGACTGGGCGGCAGCGTGGGGCAAGCACGTTAACGAAATCGTCGCGGCCCGGGTAGACCCGGAGCGGGAGAACGCGGCCCCAGCACCGAGCGCACATGCCGACTTGATGCGTTTCTACAACGTGGATACGCCTGAAGCACTCATCACGGCTCAAGCCGACCACATCGCGAAACTTCAATCCAAGTTGCAGCCGGCTCCGAGCCTCGCTCCTCAGCGTGTCCGAGAGGGCTGAACCATGGCCGTCTACGTCGACGACATGCGCGCGCCTTTCCGAGGCATGGTGATGTGTCACATGGTGGCGGACACCCTGGACGAACTCCACGCCATGGCCGATCGCATCGGGATGCAGCGGCGCTGGTACCAGGGGCCGCCGGTCACGGCGTGGCCGCACTACGACATCGCTCTAAGCAAGCGCGCGCTGGCGGTGGACGCGGGCGCGGTGGAAATCCGCTGGCGTGACGCGCCAGCCGTTGCTCGGCGCTGCCTGGCAGCGATGACTGAACCGGGCACTGCCGCAGGAGGGTCAAATGCCGATCAAGCCTGAGAACAAGGGCCGCTACCCGGCAGACTGGCCGCAAATCCGGCAGCGCATCCTGGAGCGCGCTGGCCACCAGTGCGAGCATCCGGGCTGCGTCGCCCGGCAGTACGCCGTTGGCCGCTGGCTGGAACAGGGGGTTCGCCACAACTGGTACGAACTGGAAGAGGCACAGCCGACCTATCAGCAGGCCCGCCAGCGTGCCGCCGAGATCTCTTTCGATCTGAATGGCGACGGCCCAGCCTGCGCCAAGATCATCGTAATCGTGCTGACCATCGCGCACCTCGACCACCAGCCCGAGAACTGCACCGACGAAAACTTGCGGGCGTTGTGCCAACGGCACCACCTGGCGCACGATCACCAGCATCACCTCGCCAACGCTCAGGCGACGCGACGAGCTGGCCGAGCTGTTGGCGACCTGTTTGCGGAGGTGCCGCATGGATGAGCAGAACGTCGTGCCATGGCCGAGGCCCGCCGGCCGCCCCGAGGTAGAGTTGCCGAGGACGATCATGCGCCCGTGCGACTGGAGCCTGCAAAACGCGGTGAAAGCGCTCGAAACCCAGCTAGGGACCATCGAGGCCTACAACCGACTTGCGTTGGCAGCACATGCGCTGAAGGCGAAGATCGACAGTGGGCAGGCCCAGGCGCAGCACCCCATGTTCGCCGTCAGCACGGGAGCGCGCGATGACTGATCGCAGCTCAGTCCGCTTCGAGGTCGAACTCCATCTGGGTCTGCCGAATCACCCGCGCGACAGCGGGGGTGTGCAGGTCGCGGTTCCGAAGAATCGGCACCGTCCAGGTAGCGCCGCCCTCCCCTCCATCCATCCACCGCACGCCCCCGAGGTGCACGTCCGTGACCTGGCCGGCCATGCCCGGCAGCGCCTCAATACGCTCGATCAGGATCTGCTGCAGCTGGCGCGCGCTCCGCGTCGGCCGACTCATTGGACGGCAGGCGCAGCCGATCGCCTGTCAATGCGATTTCTGGCGTCATGCGCTGCTTCCTGGATGGCGAGCTCCTCAGTCCGGCAGCCCGATTCGTCCAGCTTGTGCGTCTCTTCGCCATCGATCGAATACCACCAGCCGAACTTCTTGCCGATAGAGGTGACGTCGATCTCGACGTGGTGCCCTTTGTATTCAAACGACTTTTCTGGTTGGGCCATGCCGAACCTCCGTGTGAAAGGAAGAAAGTATGACCGCTCCGCTCGCGGCCAATGAACCCCTCGAACTCACTCCCGACGAGCTCAAGCGCCTGACGAAGCGAACCCGCTACACCGCCCAGGCGCGCGTGCTCGAGCACCTTGGCATTCCACACCACCGGCACCCCATCGATGGCTCCGCCATCGTCGGCCGCGACGCCGTGCGCACCGCGTTGGCCAAGGCCACGGACCGCCCCGGCGAAGGCCGGGAAGACGCTTCCAACGGATTGAATTGGAGCAAGCGAGCATGAGACAGCGAGATCGCCAATCGCAGCTCGGTCTTCTACCGCGCATGGAGGCGCGCCCGCTGAAGAACGGTGGTTTCACCTACCGGTACCACCCCATCGACGGCAAGCCAATCAACCTCGGCCGAGACAAGGGCAAGGCAATCCAACAGGTGTTGGATATGGGCAACAAGTCTACGGACGAGGGGCAGTTCTCCCGCCTCTGGCGCCTGTATCAGGAGCGGCCCGACTTCAAGCGGCTCGCGGAGAGCACGAAGGACCAGTACCGCGACAACTGGAAGGAGCTGGAGAAGGTTTTCGCCAAGGGTGTGGTGGCTGCCACCAAGCCGAAGGACATCGCACGCTACCTGCGCGTGGAACGCGCCAGTGCGCCCGTGGTCGCGAATCGCGAGGTGGCGCTGCTGTCGAATCTGTTCAACCTGGCGGTCGAGCTCGGCGAGATCGACCGCAACCCGTGCAAGGACGTGCGCCGCAACCCCGAGGAGTCCCGCGACCGGCTGGTCGAAGCGAAAGAATTGAGCGCTTTCGTCGCGTGGGCGCTACAGCAGGGGCCTAGCAATGTCGTGCTGGTCAGCATGGCGCAATTCGCGGCGCTCACCGGGAATAGACGCGCCGAATTCCTGAAACTGCACTGGCCCCAGGTCGACGAGGAAATCATTCGGGTGCAGCGCGCAAAGCAGCGCGGAAAGAAATCGAAGCGAGAGCTGATTGGCGTGAGCGCTGCTCTGCAGGAGGTTCTCGACCGTATGAAGGCAATGGAAGGCTATTCGCCAATGGGCGCGGTATTCCGCGCGCCGCGCACTAACAACGCCTATTCAGAGCCCGGGTTTAAGGCCATGTGGCAGCGCCTAATGAAAAAAGCGCTCGACGAAAAAATTATCGAAGAGCGCTTCACGTTCCATGACCTGCGCGGCCACTACACGACATATTTCAAATTGAAGTTTGGCGAACTGCCCGAATTGCACGCTGATCCAAAGACCACGGCCGGGGTGTATGAACGCAGTCGGGAGGTGCGCCGGAAGTCGCTTTGAATTCCCATTTTGGGAATTTTTGGACTGTCTCGCTATCGTGTTGATAGCAGAGAATGGCGAATTTGATGGGGTGGCTGATGGGACTCGAACCCACGACGACCAGAATCACAATCTGGGACTCTACCAGCTGAGCTACAGCCACCGCAGAGCCTACGATTGTAGCGTCAAAAATCGCTGTTTTGGTTGGCCGCATCGATCAAACAGCTCGAAAGCCACATTTCGCCCTGCAAACACCGGGCCGCCCAGGGTCACTGGCGACGTATTTGTAGGACACCAGGCAATGCATGCACCAAGAAGTCAGGCATAAATTCCCCCGCGCCCGCTCGATGTTCGCAGCCTTCGCTGGCACGCGTATCCCTCCGCTATCATGAATGCGCCCTGCACAGACGGGGCGTGGCTTCCGGCCAACTCCCCCTTCACCACACCAAAGGAATTCTTCATGAGCATCGTCTGGACCATCCTGATCGGGTTCGTCGTAGGTCTTGTGGCACGGGCGGTCAAGCCGGGCGACGACTCGGCAGGCTTCATCGTCACCACCCTCATCGGCATCGCAGGCTCGCTGATCGTCACGTACGTCGGCCAGTCGCTGGGCTGGTACACCGCCGGACAGGGTGCGGGCTTCATCGCCTCGGTGCTGGGCGCGATCGTGCTGCTCTTCGTCTACGGCCTGATCAAGCGCAAGAGCTGATCGAAATAGAAGAAATAGAGAAAAGGCCGTGCCGCGTGCCGCTGCGCGCACATGGCCGCTGCTGTGATGCCCCGCAAGGCACGCGCCAAGCATCATGTCTATGTGGTCGAGCTGGACGACCGCGTATGGAACAACGGCCG